ATCCCATGCTTTTTTCCATTTAACTTTGCGTTTTTTGGCCTCTGCTATCATAGCATCTTTAAATTCAGGATTCAACCAACGATATGGTTTCATATCCTTATCGTCAGCAAACCAAGCATCTACTTTAATAGATACGTCTGCCTCATAAATTTCCTGTGTCTCAGTACTGTAAAGTACAGACACATAAGCAAACTCACTTTCATAATTTAAAAATCGTGCGTTTGGATAACAATCCCAACCATACTCACTACCTTCAGTAATTTTATGATCTGTAATTTCATTTACCTGGCTTAAGTGCATTTTGTACTCCTTTATAATGCTCAATGATAGGCTCAATGTTGTTATTATATATCTGTTCCATTGTTTTGTAAAGCATTTTGGCATCCTGCTCAGTCATGCCTGCTGTCCAATTTGGCTCATCAAGTTCTTTTCGTAACCCATAATCATGTCGGTATGTGTAACACATGTCATTTATAATTTGTTCTTTATTTTTCATTTAATCACCTGAATCAATTTGATAACGATCACCACAATTTTTACAAGTGTAGCCTGTTAGACAGCGACCATCATTGGTACTTGTGTACTTATGCGTACACGGCACACCATCAGTATTTAATCTGACTTCACCTTTGGCAGTACTATACATATATTGACCACCGCAATTGTGACAAGGGCGGTTGGTTTTATCTTTATTCCAAGAATAAGTTTTTTCTTGTTCTGTCAAATTGACATAGCAAGTTCCGTTACATAAAGGACATACTCCGTATCCATCTCTCATACTTTACTCCTTAACTATAAGCCTTAAGTAGACCTATTAAACAAGTTACAATTGCCACTATATTGACAACCAATTGAGGACGATTCTTTACACGAATAGTCCATGTCATAAACATAATAGTACCTAACGTGAATGCTACAATGTTGTAGGGATATGCATCAGGTCCGATTGAATTACAAACGTGACCAATAATGATGAATACTGCCCCTATCCATTGTAAGCTATCATTCAACTTCATTAGAAACCATCCTTGACAATAATTGCTAAACCCATCACAATAACAGGCAACATGACAATACCTAAATTAATATATGCTTGCATTTATAATCCTACACTTTTTTTAATTACATAACGGGCAATTTTTTCATCAAAGTACATGCGAACACCATCCTTGACAGGATCTGCAACTACAATTTCACCTAGTTCGGTAGCAAGTGCTTGCGTAAATTTAAGTAGGATAGAATAAGTGTCCTCAGATTGACTCAAAGGATCACGATCCAGAATTACTTGGTAATCGTTGATAAGTTTTTCAATTTGTGTGTTCATGCGTTTCTCTGATTTTGGAAAGTCAATTGGGTTGTTGGTATTTGTTACATGATAGTTCATTACTTTACTCCAAAATGTTCTGACAACCATTGTCTAGTGTGAAAACGTGCTATCAACTGATGTCCTCCCGGATCTAAAACATTCATACATTCCTTGACAATCAATTCAGCAAACTTCTCCTTAAAAACTTCGTACCTCAACACACGTTCATGGTGTGAATAGGGAGCATGTTGCTCTGCCGAATAATCCTCAGCCTGTTCAATAAGTTCTTTAATTCTTTCGTTCATTACTTTACTCCAAATGTGTTCAATGCTGGTTGCATTGTATTGATTAATTCTGTCTCACGTGCATGAGCAGGACGCTTGCCTCGAACAACTTCAATAGTTCCAAATACAAAACGCTCGGCGCCTTGTTCACGCAAAGCACGTGACAAACCCCAGTTTTTGTTTTCTGTCATAGCACGTTGCATATGCTTTTGCATACGACGGCGTAGTGTCAAAAACACGTTGCCTTTGTATGAGAGAGCAGTCAAACCAACGTAATATTCAAGTGTCTGTACATCTTGGATGTAATAGATAACTTGATTTCTGTCAGTTCTACGCTTGCGGTTGATTTTCGAGTTCATAGATGAATTATATACTAAAACCCATTTATTGTCAAATTTTGGCTATCCTGTAAGTTAGTTAGTACTAACTTAGGATAATTTCGCTACTTGTGAGTCAGTATGCACTCCGGATACTTCTATCGATTTTGAAGCACCTAGCGTTAAAAATGAGTACTTTTTACTACAGAATTTGTAATACTTGAGTATTACTTTTCTTCAGTTTTGACAGCTTCTTTTACTACTGGATATTCGTAGTTTGTAGTGTCTATGTTTTCGCGGAAAATTATAGCCCCATTCTTTAGATGGAATCTACGGGCCATGTTAGTTTTAGGACTGAGAGTTACAAACCTAGTTACACTTGGGTATTGTTCTTGTATCCCTTTCACTGCCCTAAATAATAACTCTTGACCTTTACCACTCTTATAACTCCATATAGTATAGAATATAGCAGTAGTTGGTACTTGTGCAGTTTTATTCAAACCTTCTACATTCTCTGGAACAAAATCATGGAAGCTAACACATACCATTGCTTCAGGATTACTTTCTTCATCAGTTAATGCCGCAACCATTCTACCATCACTAACACGAAAATCTTTTGATATCTCTGGACGAACAGGATCATCTTTGATAAACTCCAATAGTGTGTGTGAAAGGTCTTTGATGAATTGTAGCATAACGTTATTTATACATATATTATAAAATGTAGAAAAAGCCGGTGATGGGTCCGGCGACACCTTATTTTGTGTCCAGTTTACTTAATCTGTGTCCAAACACGTTCACGTATTTGTTTTGTTAGTGCGTCTGGTAATGGTACATAGTCTAAATCTATCGCATCCTTCTTACCATTCTTGAATGCCCAATCAAAGAACTTTAGCACTTCGTCGCTGGTGGCCTTGTTCTTTGGCTCTTTGTACATGATGATAAAACTGGCTGAACTTATTGGCCACGCATTGGGATTCTTTTGATCCACAATGCTCAGACCCATGCCTGGAACTGAAAACCAATCAGCGCCGTCTGCGGCAGCCGCGAATGTTACATCATCTGGACTAACGTATCGGCCACTCTTGTTTTGTACTTGTAAGAATGTCATTTTGTTTTGCTTGACATACGCATACTCTACATAACCTATGGCACCTTTGATTCTAGTCACGTTAGCCGCAACACCTTCATTGCCTTTGCCACCCAATGCGGTAGCCGGTGGCCATTTAACTGCGGCACCACGACCTACTTTGGCCAACCACTCAGGACTGACTGTGGCAAGATAATCGGTCCAGTTAAATGTTGTACCCGAACCGTCTGCACGATGCACAATGGTGATAGGCAGATCTGGTAGTTGTTTACCTGGATTTAATACTGACAGTCGAGGGTCATTCCACTTGGTAATATTGCCCAAGAACATATCAGCTAATACTGAACCAGTGATACGTAGTTCACCAGGTTTAAATCCATCTAAGTTAATCACAGGAACTGTTCCGCCGATGATAGCAGGAAATTGTACTTGTCCGTTTTTATCTAAATTTTCTCCGCTAACAGGAGCATCAGTTCCACCAAAATCTACTGTCTTAGCATTGATTTGTCTAATGCCACCTGAACTACCGATACTCTGATAATTTAAACTAACTCCGGTAGCTTTCTTGTATCCCTCAGCCCACTTATAATAGATTGGATATGGAAACGTTGCGCCTGCACCTGTGATGTCTACACTAAATGCAGATGTTGATATTAACAATGCACCTAATAATGCTGTCAGTTTTTTCATGTAATGGTCTCCTTGTGTGTTAGTATTACACAATTATTTAATCAGAAAATTGTGACAATGATGTGACAATAGTGTGACTATTTAACCAAAAAAATAGAGACCGAAGTCTCTATTTTACATTGTAGGGCCATTCCCACTTTTGAATCCAACTGAACCACCTTCTGCCTCGATGCGTTTGATAACGTCCTCGAATAAGATAGGAGTAAAGTCTGTTTGCTCAACACAAACACAATGATAACGAACATCGTTTTCATCACTGTATAATGTTTTGCCTGTCGTAGCATCAATGCCCCTAGCTTTTTTCACTCTGTTAGAATGTAAATGACCATGAATGTTGACACCAAAGCGACCTAAGCTAGCTTCGTGTAATGGGATATGACTTAAAATCATTCCGTTCATTACATGATAAGCACGTAACTCACGAAAGTACCTGCGATACTCATCGTCACGGAAGATATCATGATTGCCACGAATCAATACTTTGTCACCGTTTAACCGATGCAATGTACTTAACGATTTGCGGTTAATAACAACATCACCTAAGTGATAAACTTTATCGTTAGGGCGCACAGTCTCATTCCAACGCTTAATCATTTCCTCATCCATTTCATCCGGATCAGTCCATGGTCGTATCTTTGTGACCCCGTCTGCTTCTGTGAATTTGCACACTCCAGCGTGACCAAAATGGGTGTCACTTGTTAAAAATACTGATGGCATATTATTCCTTTTCTCTTTTAGAGATATCTTTCTTTTGTGCTTGGCGTTCTGTTTTCCAAAACACACGTTTCCAATCTTTCAAGTGCTTCCACCACTGCGGTGCGCCTGTTAGATTGCCTTGTTGTTTATTAGCCATCACACACGTTCCTTCTTTACTCGGCCTATTCGGCTCGCTTTGTTCCAGTCATACGCAACGCCATC